GTCGTATTCGTTTCTTCTTCCAGTTCATCTGGAAACTTAAACTCACTCATAGTGGCTCCTTTAAGCGCGGGTTAACCCGCGTGGGTCTTGCACAACAGCATCAACTTGGTCGTCGTTGATGAGACGAAACTCCTTGCCAAAGATTTTGAATCTTGTGCCGGAGTAAGTACGTACTAACACGAAGTCGCCTTCTTTACACCATGCTCCGTTAGGAAACTTGGCGGTGTCGTTGTACGCATCAGGGCCAACTTTTAAAACAAACAACACAGTGGTTGCTGTTTCTTCTTGGCGCATACCCTCAATAGGCCGGACTAAGTCCAGACTTGTACCGTCAATACGTTCAGAGATGTCGGGCACGGCGCAAAGAATCTTCCAACCTGTGGGGATGGGAAGTTGCGTGGCCTTTTGCTCATCAGTAGCTTCAGGGGCATCCAGAGGTTGGATGGGTTCAGGCAGTGCAAAAGCACCGGGGGAGAGATCAAGATCACTCATCAGCTTGTTCAACTTTCTGTAGCAGGTCAAGGACATAACGCTCTGCAAGGGCTAGACCCGAAATAATCCCGCAGAGTTTTTGGTAATCATCAAATGAGCGACATGCCCCGCCAGCGATGTCGTCGGCGTAGTTGTTCATGTCAATGCGTATTTTTTCGCGCAAAACGCGTGCGAAGTCTTGGATCATTTAGGTTTACCCCCTTGTTTACTACTGTGTGCAAGTGCGGCCATGCGTGCTTGCATGTCCATTTGCTTTTGAGTTTTGGAAATGTCTGCCCCCATCTGAACGCCCACGCGTTCTTGCTCAAACTGGGCCTTGGCTTGGCTTTCTTTGATTTGCGCCCCGACACGCATAGAGTCAAGTTGCAACTGCCCCATGACTTTTTGCTCTTCGAGTTGTTGCTTGTCTGCAACAGCAGCGGCGTCCATCATCATTTTCTGTTTCTTCATCTCCAACTCTTGCATCTTGATCTGCATCTCTTGGTTCTTGGCTTGTGCAATCTGTCCTTTGATCTGCACTTCCTGACCTTTAAACTGCATCTCTTGTTGCTGCATCTGCACAACAGGGTCTTGTGCTTGCTGCTGGGCTTGTTGCTGCGCAGCCTTGGCTTGATCTTGCTGCATGACTTGGTTGGCTGCTTGTGCCATCAAACCTGACAAAGCAATCTCAACTTCTGGCGGCAGTTTGTCCCCTTCTGGCGGCAACGCAATACCAAGCTGTTGTTCAATCTGCTGGCGCATTTTGTAGCCAACATGCTCGGCAATATGCGCGGTGATGGCCCCCATGATTTTGGGCGCTTGTGGGTTTTGTCCAATCGCTTGTTGAATCAACGGGTCTTGCAGCAAAAGTGTGTGCACCTGTATGTGCGATGCGTGGTCTTGGTGGAAAAACGCTTTGACCGGCTTGCCTGTAAGCGCACTTTGGTTCTCGGAGACCGGATCGACAGGTTTCATGTCCTCTTCAATAGGCACCAGCTTCTCAGCGTTCTTAATACCCAGCACTTCCAGCATTCCGCGGTGCAACTGCGGCAAGTCGTAGATGTCCGGAGCCATCTGCGCCATCTGAATGACCGCTTGGTACTGAATAACCCGCTGGCTCATGGTGGCTGCGTTGGGGTCGGAGACAGGAATCACGTCTACCAAGTCGTAATCTTCTTTTTTGGCTTTGCGGTTGCCATACTCAGGGTCGTACGTGTAGTCTGGGTCGGTGTAGTCCCTGATAATCTCTTTTAACAGCCCAAGTTCTTGCTTTAACGCGTAGTGGACACGTGCTTGAACCGCTGACATGACTTTAAGCTGGCGCTCAAGCAGGGCCAGCGTAGTTCCAACAGGCGCTTGTGCGCTCATATCGGAGACTTTCATGTCCGCTGTGGCTGCAAACCTGCGGCCTTCGTCCACAATGTTTTGGAGCAGTGTATACAGGACGTTACTTGGCTCTTTGTACGGCAGTGGCAGGATATTGTCCCGAATCGTGCCTGATCCAACGTCTACGTCCCTGAATTCTCCCGGGGCAATCGGCGTGTCATCACCTTTAATGCGAAGGCCACGGCTTTTAAGTCCTCCGGGCAGGTTAGAAAGAGTTCCTGCGTCGACCAATTGACGCATAAGCGAGGTTGCGGACTTGGCAAAGCCCCCAATGAGGTGGAACAGCCCAAATCCGTACGCCCCAAAGCCCGGAATGTACTGGTAGTGCACAAAGTGCTGTCGCTTGAGGCGAAGATCGTCGTCTTCTTTCCAATTACGTCGGATAGACAGGACATCGTTGGTTCCTTTTATCAGGGTTACTACGTACGGCAGCATGATGCCCGTCTCTTCGCCATCTTCTTCGTCCTCAAAACCCTTAAGGTCTAGGTCCACGTGGCACTCATAGATCACATAGCGCTCATCATTGAGATCGCTAAAGCCGGTTTCTTTGTCTTTGGCTTTTTGGATGTCGGTCTGCTCCTTGGGCGCATCGGGTAACTCAATGTCCCGATAAAATCCAGCTTGCTGGAGCTTTAAAATTTCGTTTTTTGTCTTACGCATGACGTGCGTCAGGCGGTAACAGGTGTCCAAGTCAGTTGCACCGTAGGGCAAAATAATGTCCTCGGCTGGAACAAACATGGAAACTTGGCGTCCAAGGGACGGGTCGTAGTACACCTTCTTAAACGCCGAGCCTGTAGCAGGAAGTGACCACAGCATGCGCTCATGCTCAGGGCGAAACTCCTTCATAGCTTCTGTCAACTCGTAGTTCATGTCTTCTTCAACACGTGCAGCCGCTTCTTTCATCTCCGGCGTGTCTTTGCCAATGATCTTGGTGCGCACAGGACCCCGTGCAGGGAACGTCTCGGTAATCGTTTCAGCTTGAAACCGCACCACCGCCTCGGTAATCATGGGGTGGAACACGCCGCATGCGCCGTTCCAAGGCTCTGTGCGCTCTTCCATCTGCAAACCCAAGAGCTTTAAGCCCTCGGTGTAGGCTTTCTCCCACTCTTTGCGGCTATTCTTGTCGTTGTCAATATCACTGTCTAAGTCCCCCGCCATGCTGGACATGTGATTTTCTTTCATAAACTCAGCAAGGTTGGCGTCAAAGTCGTCTGCCGTGCCCTCTTCATCCGCATCTGGATCAATGGTTATCTCCATACCGTCCATGCCAATGGTGACTTCTTCGGGATCAACAATCTCGATCTCAAGGGGGGACTCTTGCTCTCCAAGCGCGTCGATGCCCATTGGTTGTTGGTACAGCGCTTTGTCGATGTTCGTTGCCATTTGTGATCCTTAGTAATAAGCTGCTTTGCGTGAGTACGCGTAAATCTTGTCTTCTTTCTCGTCCGTGTCGAGCGAGATAAAGCCCCCTTGCCTGTAGCGCAGAAGGGCTTGTGTGGTTGTGTCCACAAAGTCATCGTGTTCACCCACGGGAAATGCTGCCATCTCTTCAATCACATCCCGTGCCCAGCGCCTGTCTGGTGCCCAGACTTTACCTGAACTGAATAAATCCGCAACTGCGTTAAGGCGCACCATCTTGTCGTTGCCCCTTGATGGGCTGAACTCTTGCACAGGTATGCCCATGGCCCGAAGCTCTTGTATCAGCGGTGCTCCTGCGGCCTTCTTCTCCACAATGAACGCGTCTGGCTCCCACTCCTTGTAGTGCTTGAGCGCTGCAACTTTCAGTTCCGGAAACGCCATGCGCTCTTTGAACGCATCGAGCAGTATAAGTTGGGGGCTGTCATTTTCTTCGGGGTTGTACCAAACGCCCCATGTTGTGCATGCAGAATAGTCGGAATTGTTTTTGGTCTCAAACGCCGTATCCCAAGACTGTATGATGTACTCACACTTGGGCGGGTCTTCTGCTTCCCAGATACGCCACATCTTTCTGGAGACAATGGCTGAGTTCTCACTTGTTGGCTGCTGCATGTACTGCGAATTCCAATACCTTGGCTCAATGCTGGCCTTGGTAGACTTGAGCGCCTCAAGGGGCCACTGCTCGGGCCACAGCGATTTCTCGTTCTCTTGCCCGTCATTAAGAATGGCCGGAAGCTCCACAATCTCCCACGGTATCGACGCAGGGTTCTTGGTCTGGTAGTCAATCAATCGGCCCGTCAAGTCCAGTAGCGACCAACGTGTCATCACAATAATGATACCCCCGCCCGGCATCAACCGTTGTAGCGGCCCCGTCTGAAACCAAGACCACGCAGTGCCA